GAAATTGCCTGCATGTTGAAGATGTGCAAATTGCGAGGCGTTCCAATACCTGCGGACATTCAAGACTATTTTGACCGCAACCGCAATAAAGATGACGTCCATTATGTATTGCATGACATTATAATTCACTAGAATGTCAAGCGTGCAATGTGCACGCATACTCTTTTTATTATATGAGACATTCATGTTCAACATACTGTTTGCAGGGTCAACGCTTACATCAAACAACACTTTTTCTCATACCTGCGACAATCATGTTCGGGGTTGAATGTTCCCGCAGGTGAGTTCAACATGCTGCCAATGTTTGCAGCTCTTCAAGTGGTGATGACTTCAACATGCTCATGTCAACCTTGCATGCACCTTGTCAACATCTTCGGGTTTTTGTGCATGTTGAATTTTTCGCAGGGTAATGACTCGAGTCATGACCGTGTCGTGCATTCATGGTGAGGGTCATGACTTCGGTCATGACTTTACACATTGTAACCGCATGAGTTACACTTGAAATTGTACTCGACAAAAAAACACGAATTTTCAAAACTCGTTTAAAATTGAGTTTGCTTTGATTTCTCGAGAGTTAGGGGGTCAAATCGAGAAAATAAAGAAAAAAAGTACATGTTCAAGTGTAAAATTTTTCTCGATGTAAAATTGAGTTTGACTTGCAAATCTGCTTGACCGTCATGTGTTGAGTCAACGGGGTGCTCTCGTTCATTTTAATTTTACACTTGAAATAACACTTTAGCGTCGAGTTTGAGGGGGTGAAAGTAAATTTTTCTTGAGACATCTATATGTCGTACGAAAGTTTTTGCATTTCTCGAGGGTCTTTCATTTCCTTACATGAACGAGTAATTTGACGACATGTTCACGTCATAAGTATTGAAATAATGAGTCAACCTTTGCATTTGCAGGCACAAAAAAACAAGGCGATTTTCGGGTGCTTTCTCCTTTTGCGATATAAAGCATTTTAAGGGTCATTTGCAATTTAACATTTGCAAGTGTAAAAAAGCCCCTTTTTTCGCACCCTCTTGCAAGTGTAACTTTGCAGGATTTCAACACCTGCAAGGGTCATGACTTGAGTCATGTATAATAATGAAATGCGACAAACAAATGAACATGCAAATTGACGCCGTCATGACTTGAGTCATGACCGTCGAGGGTGAGAGTCATGTATGAAAAAACAATGTACAAAGTCGAAACTAAAGACAATAAATTGCAATATAGATTGCAGGATTTCACAAAGAATGACAATGTCGACGAGAGCGTGTTCGTTGAGGCGAAAAACAAACGGGGTGAAATGCGTCTCGAATGCAAAGTCATTGTCATGCACCTCGAAGAGTTCGACACCTTGCAGCACAAAGCAACGGCAATGAAAGAGCATGTCGAAACATTAACCGCAAAAATAAAGAGTCAACAAAACGAAATTGAAAGACTTCAAGGTGAGCTTGACGAATATGAGCGAGCACATAAAGACGAAGAGTTCAACATCATGCTTGAAACCCGCAGACTTGAAAAAGAACATCAAGACGACATTGACAAATTGAAAGAAACCCACAAAAAAGACTTGCTCAATATAGATAAAGCCCACAAAGAAAACCTCAAACAAATGCGTGCTCATTATACTGCAAAGCTTGAGGACGCAAACGAGCACTTGTTTAATTCGGTTAAAGCAAACGGCAATGCACGTGATAAATTGAGGGGTGAAATGCTACATATGAAACAAGAGCACAAAGACGAAGTCATTCACCTGCAAAACGAACATCACAAAGAGCTCGAGAAACTTCAACATGCACATTCAAATGAATTGCAGGCACTACGAGAACAAAACACATACACCGTTGACGAATTAAAACAAGCCATTGCAGACAATAAACAAGCGCACCTTGTTGAAGTCAACGAAATTAATGAGAAACATCATGTTGAAGTCGAGGACATACGAACACGTTTTGCAAAGCTGCTTGCGAATGAACATGCTCAAGACTTGAGCGATTTCAATGAGTGCGGTGAGCCCCCTCGTGTCCTGCGATTATTTGCACGAGGTTTCGTTGAGTCTTTCAATGAATTTAAAAAAAGAAAAGAATTGAACACCCCGCAAAAGATTGTTGAAACATACGAGCTCAAACGTGGCGAAGATGACGAAATGAGCCCGTGAGTGTTCAACATGTTCTCGTGTTCTTACCTGCGCAAAAGAGGGTTGCCCCTTTCATGAGGCAATAATTTTCGCCTTGTTCTTTTGCCCGCAGTTCCGACACGTATTGTTGCACGGTGTCCTCTCTTTTTAAGCCAATTAAACCCGTAAGCCGTAGCGTCAACGCAATCGTCGTGTTTTCCGAGAGGGAACGAACGCAATTGCTTGATAAACTCGCCCCTCACTTTCGGGTTTGTCAAATAGACATGCACTTTGCCGTCAAGGATTGCTTGACGAAGAGGTGTTGCTCGGTCAACCTTTGAGCCGACGGGCTCGCTTTGGTGTGTTCGGTAACCTTTCAAATAACTGCGATATTCTTTATATAAGAATTTGGACGCACCGCCCACCGTTCCGCTCTCAATTAAGATTGTAACATTTGACGAGTCTCTTTGCGCCACGCTCAACAAGTGTTGCTTTAAATACTCGCCGTATTGCCCGTGCTCAAGGTCTGCAATTATATATGTGTCGCTTGCCTCTTCATAATACATGAGAACACCTGCGCTTGAGTCTCTTTGAATGCCCTTTGACTCGTCCGAGTATGCTAAATCCCACGAACGACAAACGAGCAAACGTTTGCCCGCAACATCAAACGGCTCGTCATCATGAAACACGACTTTGTCAAGGTTAAAGAATGAGCCCGTTTCGTCAAGGGGCTTTTGTTGAAATATGCACGAAAACAACCGCTCGCCCATCTCTTCAAGTTGAGCCCGTAGAAACTCGATTGAGTAACGTTCCGCCCACAATGGCGTGCCGTCCTCTTTAATTGCAGGATACGAAAAAAACTCATACTTGTCGGGTGAGTTTTCCATTAAATAGCCCGTCAAATCGTTGCTTGCCCACCTCGTATGCAATATCATGAGCTTTGTGTCGGGTTCTTTACGCTGCAATATCATTGTTTTAAACCATTCTATTTTTTTGTCGAGCAATGTCGGTGTAATATCTGCAAAGCCCTTGTATATGTCGTCGAGAATGAGAATGTCTGCGTCTTGCCCCGTAATACTTCCATTTGACCCCGTGAGACGTATTGACCCTTTATATAAATTGCCTTTGCCGTCCTCAAACTTCAAATGTGTGCTTGAGTGTTTAACATCGGACACTTTCACGTCAAATATTTCGCCGTACTCTCTCACATATTCCCGCAGACGTATTCCGAAATTTTCGGACAATGTCGCCTCCGCATTAACAATGAGAATGTTCATGTCGGGGTCGTGAAAGATAAGCCACAAAGGGAACGCAATTGTCATGATTGAGCTCTTTGAATGTCGAGGCGGTATGCTCACGCACAAATGCTTGCTCTCTTCGTCTAAATACAAAGACATGAGCAAGTCTGCAAGCTCTCTTATATGAGGGGCGTCAACATAATCTTTGTAACGTAAAGCAATGAAATTGAAATAAAACTCATATAAATCAAGCAACATGTTTTCAAAGTCCTCAACGTCGAGTTTATTCAACATGCTCACGAGTTCTTTTTGCATTGTACCTCTCCTTTATACGTTCTTTATTAAAGATGTTTTTAATGTCAAAGGCGAGCTCTTCAACATCGTCCTCGAGCAAATCCATTTTAAACAAGGGCTCGAGCTTGAATGCTTGCCCGTCATTCGCCTGCATGAGTTCATTATTTGCGTTGAGGTATAAGCAATAGCAGACAAACCCGTTCAAGTTCACGTATTTGTCGCCGTACTCTTCAACAATCACAAACAATTGCTCAATTGCCATGTTGTACGCCTCAACATCACCCTCAACATACGCCTCATAATAGCGTTTTGTCAAATAGAAAATGAGGGGCTTGAGCTTGTCTTTGCTCAAGTCCTGCAATAACACTTTGCTTTTAATCGCCATTGTCGGACACGCCCCCCGCTTTCAGTTTCTCGAATTTATACTCAAAGTCCTCAATCTCTTGCACTTTTTCGGGTGATAAGACAATGACGTTGTCGTCATCATTCAACATTAAACCTCGTTTGAGTTCTGCGAGTTCTTTTTCGTATTCGTCAAGCTGACGGTCTTTTAATGCACGCAAACCGATGTTGCATACATTTGACCGTGCTTTTATACGGTCAATGCGCACTTTCTCTTTTTGTTGGTCTCGTATTTGTCCGACATATTCCCGCTCTTTTAAATACTCATTCATTTCGATTAAAGAGTCAATGAAATACGAGCGGATTTCTTGCGCCGTGTTCTTTGACGTAATTGTTGTCGGCACATACTCTTTGCGCTTTTTTCGTCCTCTTTTTGCCATTACATAAGCACCTCTTTGTGAATTTGATTTGATTTAAAACGGTCGTGAAATTTACTTGACGAAACGTTCAAGCATTCACGTGCCTTTGTCTTGAAGTCCTCGAAATAAGACGGGGGGGTTCGTTTAAATTGCATTACAAAAACCCCCTTGCAATGTCAAGTATTTTGTCTTTGTCATTTGTGCCCTCGAGTCGTGAAATAAACTCGTAATAGTTCAATGACATTGCGCAGGTGCTACAATAGAACCTTTGCGGATAGACTACGGCGGACGGGTGCACATCATGGTGAAACGGGCAATTGACAATGGTCTTGTTGCTTTCTCGCCTGCCGTCAATACCATATGCACGGGCAATGTCTCTCAAGTCAATGTCATTAAAGCTCTTGAAGTTTTCGCCGTATTTCTTTTGCAGGGCGAGACGTTTTTCACGGTTCTCTTTTTCGAGTCGTTTTTGTCGTTCCGCTTTTTTAAATGCGATTTCACGGTCGAGTTTCATGAGCATTCGGTTGAAACCGTCGGGGGCGGTGTATTCGTTGAAGTTAAACTCAATAGGGCGTCGACTTTTGCTTTTGATTGTTTCGAGCAATTCGTCATAAGTGATTGCAGGGTCAAGGGGTCTTGTTATTAAACCCGTTTTTGAATGTGTGCCGTATTGTATGCGCTGCAATCTTTTGTGTGCTCTTTCACGGTCAAAGACGTTGAAGTCAAGGGCGGTGAGGTTTAATTCTTTTGAGTAACTGCGAGCAAGTGTTTTTTGAATGTCTGACAAGTTTGTGAGTTTCATTTCATTAAAGAACACGTTGACGTGAAACCCTTTTGACCCGCTAAAGACAAGGAACGGTTTGACATTAAACCTTTGCAGGTAAGCACATAAACGTGTCGCCTCTCTGTAGACATCACGCAACAAGTCGTCCTCGAAGATTAACTCACGGAAACGTTGTTGCAGTTCAACACGTTTGAGTTTCAGTTCTCGACC